TTACTTTACAGCAGGTAATAGTATTCCTAACAACGCAACTTTAACAGCGAATACAAGTCCTGCAGGTGATATATTACTCTCAACAAAAGGTTTTGTTTCGGGTGATAATTACACGATAATATTAGAAGTAAGATAGATGGCAAAAGGCGATAAAACGAGAGCAATTTTAGAAAGAATTGTAGGAACAAAGTCAAAGGCTGATTTAGCAGATAAATTTAAAGAAGCGTTTGCTGAAAAGTATGGATTAAAAAAAGAAGAAATTAAAAAAGGAATTGTAGATAAAGTCTATAATAAAAAAGAGAAGGTGGAGAGATGAAACTAATTACAGAAACAATTGAAGATATCGAAGTATTGACAGAAGCAACCTCAAATGGTGGCAAAGCATACAAGATAAGAGGTGTCTTTATGCAAGCGGATATTAAGAACCGTAATGGTCGTGTCTATCCAGTAGAAACTCTTGCTAAAGAAGTTAAAAGATACTCAAATGAATTTATAAACAAGAAGCGTGCTTTTGGAGAACTCGGACATCCTGACGGACCAACAGTTAATCTTGAGCGTGTTTCACATATGATTACTAGTCTGAAACCAGAGGGTAAAAACTTTATTGGTGAAGCAAAAGTAATGGATACTCCTTACGGCAAAATTGTCAAAAATTTAATTGACGAAGGCGCTCAACTAGGTGTATCTTCAAGAGGTATGGGATCAATACAAGGCGGTACAGTCGGTAAAGATTTTTACCTTGCAACAGCAGCAGATATTGTTGCTGACCCCTCAGCGCCTGACGCTTTCGTAGAAGGTATCATGGAAGGCAAAGAATGGGTATGGGACAATGGCGTGCTGAAAAGTAGAACCGTTGAACAATATAAAGAAGAAATAGAGAGAACTAGACGCTCTGAATTAGCAACAGTTAAATCTAACATCTTCAAAGACTTTATATCAAAACTGTAACAAAACCTACGCAACATTTGTGATTTGCGAGGGTTTGAGATAGTATTTTGTATAAATAATAGTAACTGAAAAATTAATTAATTTTTAAAGGAGACCGAATGTCTGAAACCGAAATTAAGAAAGAAGTAGAATTAGCGGAAGCACCCAATGTAGTAACAAAGGATGCTAAACCTGCTGAGCCTACTCACCTTAAAAATGACGCTGAAGATTTGGGCGCACCAGTAGTTAAACCTACTGATAGCAATCCAGACGCAGCGAAAAAGGTATCTAAAGTATCGGATCAGGTTAATAAAGACGCTAAGGATGTTTCATTACCGAAAGATAACAAACCGTCTGGCATGAAAGAAGAAGAAGTTGAAGTTGAAGGCGAAGAAATTGCTGAAACTGCTGAATCTACTGAAATGGAAATTGACCTAACTGATGATGTTAAAGCATTAGTTTCATCTGACGCTGACCTTTCTGAGGAATTCAAAGAAAAGGCTGCGACTATATTTGAAACTGCTGTTAAAACAAGAATACAAGAACAGACAAAGATCCTTGAAGCACAGTATGAAGAAAAACTTTCAGCTGAAAAAGAAACAGTAAAAGAAGCTATGGTCGAAAAAGTCGATTCATACCTAAACTATGTTGTTGAAGAATGGATGAAAGAAAATGAATTAGCAGTAGAAAGAGGTATTCGTACCGAAATCGCTGAAGATTTCATTACTGGTCTTAAAGGTCTTTTCAAGGAACATTACATTGAAGTTCCTGAAGAAAAATATAATGTGCTTGACGACTTAACAAATCAAGTTAAAGATTTAGAAGGTAAACTAAATGAGCAGATTGAAAAGAATGTAAATCTGAGCAAAGTAGTTTCTGAATCTGAAAAAGCAACACTAATCGCTGATGTATCTGCTGACTTAGCAGAAACAGAAAAAGAAAAGTTTGCTAAAATGGCTGAAAATGTTGAGTTTGACAGCGCACCAAAATTTAAGGAAAAATTAGAAACTGTTAAAGAATCTTATTTTCCTAAAACTAAAATAGAAGAAGCAGCGTCAAAAGACGAGGTTGATTCTGTGGCGGCGAATATACCGGTTGATGCTGGTACATCCGATGCTATGGCTGCATACACGGCCGCTATTTCAAAAGACCTTAAAGTTTTGAAAGCTTAAAGGGTGAACACTAAAATTAACAATAATTAGGAGAGATAAAAATGTATCTTACTGAAAATTTACAAGAAAAGTGGCAGCCAGTCCTAGAGCATCCAGATTTACCAAAAATCGAAGATAGCTATAAGAGAGCTGTTACAACTGTTATTCTTGAAAACCAAGAAAAAGCAGTTAGAGAAGATAGAAGCTTCATGGCAGAAGCTGCGCCTGCTAACTCAGTTGCTGGTGCTGGTGTTGATAACTGGGATCCAGTATTAATATCACTTGTTAGAAGAGCGATGCCAAACCTTATTGCTTACGACATTTGTGGCGTTCAACCAATGACTGGTCCAACTGGACTAATCTTTGCTATGAAATCACGATATGGTACGCAAGACGGTGCTGAGGCATTATTTGACGAAGCAAACACAGAATTTTCTGGCGATAACGCTACTACTGATAACGCTGGTGCTTCTGGTGACGCTCAAGCGGGAACAAATCCTTCAATCTTGAATGACAGTCCTGCTGGAACTTACACTACTGCTTCTGGTTTAACTACTGCTGCAGCAGAAGCTCTCGGAGATGCTTCTACTAACGCATTTGCTGAAATGGCTTTCTCTATCGAGAAAACAACCGTTACTGCTCGTTCAAGAGCTCTTAAAGCAGAATATACAATGGAACTTGCTCAAGACTTAAAAGCAATCCACGGTTTAGACGCTGAAACAGAACTTGCGAACATCTTATCAAGTGAGATTCTTGCTGAGATTAATAGAGAAGTAGTAAGAACTATTTACTCACACGCTAAAGCGGGTGCTCAAGTAAATACAACTACTGCTGGTACTTTCGACCTTGATACCGATTCAAATGGTCGTTGGTCAGTTGAGAAATTCAAAGGACTTCTTTACCAATTAGAGAGAGATGCCAATGCTATTGGTCAACAAACTCGTAGAGGTAAAGGTAACTTAATCATCTGTTCTGCTGATGTAGCTTCTGCTCTTCAAATGGCTGGTGTATTAGATTACGCTCCTGCGTTAGCAACTAACTTAAATGTTGATGATACTGGTAATACTTTTGCTGGTGTTCTTAACGGTAAGTTCAAAGTGTATGTTGACCCATACTCAGCGAATGTTGCTGCTGACCAATTCTATGTTGCTGGATACAAAGGTACTTCACCTTACGATTCAGGATTATTCTATTGCCCATATGTTCCACTACAAATGGTGAGAGCAGTTGGTCAAGATAGTTTCCAACCAAAAATTGGTTTCAAAACTAGATACGGAATGGTTCAAAATCCTTTCGCAACTTCAAGAGGAACTGGTGTACTAGATGTATCTGGTGCAGTTGGATCTTCTGACCAAAACCTTTATTATCGTAGAGTTCAAGTTACAAACATTATGTAACTTTGCTTTTATAAAGATAAAAAAGAGGGGGCATTTCGCCCCCTTTTTTTGGTCAAAAAGTCTTATAAATAGTAGTATGACAGAAACAAATGTAAATTTAAGAGCACCTGAAAAATTAGACTATGCAAGTCCTATTCAGTTTAGGTTTAAATGCACAAAATTACCAGAGGTAGAGTTCTTTTGCCAAACAGCAAATGTTCCAGGTATATCTTTAGGTGACGCAACTTTTGCCACATCATTAAAAGATATATCAATACCAGGTGATACAGTTGTTTATAGTAGTTTAGATATGACATTTCTTGTAGATGAAAATTTAAACAACTACAAAGAGATACATGACTGGATACTTGGTTTAGGATTTCCTCAATCGCATGACCAGTTTAAAAATTTACAAGCAACAGGACAAGATAGATTTCCAGGTTCAACAGCAGGCGCTGCTGTACCAGGTGTTGCTGTACCTAAACCTCTTGATGAAGGAGGTACATATTCAGACGCCACACTAACAATACTTAACAGTAAAAATATTGCAAAGACAGAAATACGATTTCAAAACTTATACCCAACAAGTCTTGGTGGTTTAAGTTATGATGTTAAATTAAATAGTGTGGATTACTTACAAGCGCCTGTAAGTTTTGCTTATATGTATTATGATATAGTGCAGATTTCCACTAGTTAACCATTGACAAATCACCCAAAAGGTGATATAATATATAGATTATGACATTAGAAGAATTACAACAATCAGTAGATAAAGATTTTAAACTTGATGATACGGAACTAGATGCCGAATCAATAAAAATACCTTTACTACATAATAAATATCTACAACATTTTAATAAGTTTTCTTTATTGTTAAGGAAAGCAGAATATGACCATAAATCTCTTGTAAGAGAAAAGTGGGAATATTACACAGGTAAAGCAGACCCTAGTGTATATAAAGACAAACCTTTTGATTTAAAAGTATTAAAAGCAGATGTTCATATCTATATGGACTCAGATGTAGATTTGCAAAAGGCAGACCAGAAAGCCGCATATCTTAATCAAGTAGTTAAGTATCTTGAACAAGTTTTAAGAAGTATAAACAATCGAACTTTTTTAATTAAGAATGCTATTGAATGGAAAAAGTTTACTAGTGGGGCAATCTAGTGAATCAAGAAATAGCAATTACAAAAATACAGTTTGATGTAAATGAGATTATTAAAAAAGGTGAACAACAAATATTTGATATTGCAAATCAAAAACACAAGGACGGAAATACTTATAGAAACTCTAAGGTCACTTGGATAAAAAAATGGCCAGAACTTACACAACATATTGATAAGTCTATATCTACTTTTCAAAAAACATGGGGGTTTGACTTAAAGGTATTTGAACCTTTACAATACTCAAATTATAATGAAGGCGACTATTATGATTGGCACAATGACCAACACGAATCAGCATATGGTGATGGTCTGATAAGAAAATTAAGTTTTACTATATTTTTAAATAATGATTATGAAGGTGGTGATTTTGAGATTTGCAAATTATCTGGGTCAAAAGAATTACCTAAAATTAATGTTACTAATATAAGTAAAAAAATAATAACAGATGAAGGAGGGTTGCAACCTTCAGTAGGTACGATAATTATATTTCCTTCATATGTGTGGCATAGAGTTGCACCTGTTACAAAAGGTGTCAGAAAGTCTTTAGTAGGTTGGATTCTAGGTAAACCATTTAGATAATGGATACTCTTATTATAGAAAAGAGAGATGAGGTCTATATAACGGTCGATTGTGATCCCAACATTCAACGAGAAATATCTGAGTTTTTTACATTTTATGTACCTGGTTATAAATTTATGCCGGCCTTTCGTAATCGTATGTGGGATGGTAAGATACGATTATTTTCACAAAAAACAAAAGAAATATATTGTGGTTTATTTCCTTACATCAAAGCATTTGCTGAAGAAAGAGGATATCATATAGTCTGTGGTAAAGGTGTTGAAATAGACAACAAAGTAGATAAAGATGTTGTTACAAAGTTTTCTAATAGTTTAGGTCAAAAGTTTGAAGCAAGAGATTATCAAATAGACGCCATATATCATAGTTTAAAATTTAATCGTGCATTATTATTAAGTCCTACTGCTTCTGGTAAATCATTTATTATCTATGC